CTAGGAATTGCGACCAATGGAACATTGTCGGGTACGCCTGACCAGTCGTCGACAGGTCCACCGGGAAGCCAGCCAACCGCATACTCATTCAATGTCATAGCCACCGATCACAATGGAGTTACGGCAAGTGCGACATTCGTCATGAATGTCCAATCCGTGGCTCCGACCAATTTCCCTCCGCCGATCCTTCCTCCGCCGGTAACGGCCGAGCTTTATGACGGTAACCTGAATTCGCTTATGCCGATTAACTTCACGACGCTGAGCGCACAACTGTTCTACAATGCGGTCGGTAACTGGCAAATGACTATGCCATATGACGATAATGTCTGGCAGCAGGTCAAGAGCGGCACAACCATTATGGTGATTAACTGGCGTGGTCTATTCGAGTTTGGCGGTAAGATCGAGACGCCCGGCTACTCCAGCAATGTGCCAGGTGCTAGTAGTGGCGCAGCAGGTCCAGGAGAGCAGCTGTTCTTCTCGGGTGGGGATTACCTAGCGATGATCGCCAATCGGATAGCGTTCCCGACACCAGGGTCGGCGTGGCCAAGCCAGACGGCTGCCGGCAAGACGACATATACCGGGCCGTGCGAGACATGCATCAAGAATCTGATAAGCGATAATGGCGGGCCTACCGGACAATCTGGTCGTCGGATAAACATAATGGATATCGTGCCTACTCTGGGCCGGGGCGGTACGGTTACTCGTGATGTAGCATTCGTGCAGGGTGCCGATCTCAATCTCATGGACATTATCCGGCTGATGATCGGTACAGGTGGGCCGATGGGCGTGAGCCTTGAAAGGAATGGCCAGCGCTTGTCCTTTGACTGCTTCGTACCGCGTGACCTAACGCAGAGCGTATCGTTCAGCGAGACCATCGGAAACATGACGTCGGTTGCGGTGTCGCTAACTGATCCTACTTGTACAATTGCATTCACACAAAGCTCGGTGACCGGAAGTAACTTCACCTCCTATTCTGTGGCTTCTGATCAGTGGGGCCGAACCGAGGTATTCGTAGACCAGTCAGGTCAGACGCAGATCGGAAATGTCAGCCAGGCTGGTAATAATGCACTTAACCAGGGTGCCGCCCAGCCATCGCTCGTTACGGCCTTTACCGACATCCCCAGCATGACGTTCGGTCAGGATTACTGGCTGGGCGATAATGTAACGGTGGAGATCAGGCCGGGCGATGTCTATCAGGATCTGGTGTCGGCCGTTACCCTGAACGTTGATCCTGCTCAGACGCCTGCTATTTCGGTTGTTCCGCAAATAGGGTATTCTTCTGATCCGAACGGGCTTGATCCGGGATATATGGCGCAATTGCTGAATCGAGTTCGCAAGCTAGAGCGCCGATTGGATGCACAGAGAGGCTGACAATGACCGTAACGAACGGACGTCCAAGTCCATTCCTTCAGCTTGCCACTGACGCCGACTGGGAATCCTATACCGGAGGTGCCGGTAATGGTGACGGCGTGGTCATGAATCCTACGACCAGCCTTGCGCCTAGCTTCGACGTGCCGGGCCGTAACATCGTTATGGCTGCCGGTAACTGCATTGTCAAGGGCAAGCTGTGGAGCACGGATGCCAATGTCAGTACTGCCATTCCAGCAGCTTCGGCGTCCAACCGTATTGACCGGCTGGTGATGCGCCTCAATCGGACAGCCGGTACTGCGATAGCCTTCCTTCAGCCTGTCGTCATTACCGGCACACCTAGTGGCAGCCCTGTCATTCCGGCAATTACGCAGTCACCTACGGGCAACTGGGACCTTCCTATATGCCATTGGACCTCAACGTCTGCGGGCGGGTTGACTTCGCTTGTTGACGAACGTTACGATGTTGGCCGGACAATGCACTCCGGACCAGCTGCCAATATGCCGACTTGGCTGATTCGTCCAACCCTGTTTTACCAGACGGACTTGAACCAGGTCATGGTCTGGAATGGATCAAGCTGGCTCTTCCTCGGACAGCCGGCAGACACCGTACACAACATGCCGGCGATGTCGGCTGGATGGAGTATTGGCCAGACTGCCAAGTATCGTCTTAATGGCGACGGCGACCTCCAGGTGGTGTTCCGGGACTTGATACCGGGCACGATCACCGATGGTACGACGATATGGGGAGCTGGTACGTTCTCAGGTAACTACCTTGTGACTGGTCCTAGGAGAATGGTCTCCTATGCTCAACTGCAAGGTCTGGACGCTGGAAGTGGCCGTACCGAAGGCTGTGCCCTGCAATTCGAGATCGATGGCTCTGTGACTGTCTACGGTGTGGCATCAGCTGCTACTCGTCTCGACTTCCACGGAACTATTCCTCTCTGGGGCTGATATGACTAACGGAGGCTTTGTTACCTGGCCACAGCTGGATCCACTTATGCGTAATATGGGTGAGCGGATTACCCGGCTGGAGGAAAAGCATGCGTCTGAGATTGCTGATGTTGGGAGGAAGGAGAACCGTAGATGGATGATGATCACCGTGATACTGACGGGAGCCGTGTGTCCGGTAATCGTCGCACTTTTCTTCACCTGGGCCCATCTGCGCTCCGTAGGCTAATTCTCCTTTGGCTTGTGTTCTTGGTCTTGCTTGTTGCCCTAGCGATATTCGTCAATCTACTGGCCGTGAACAATTTGTTCGACCGCAACTTTGTGCCTGGCGAGCAGCTATGCCATTTTGCGGAACAGGTCCATAAAAGAGATTACCGGATCCCTATTCCGAACGCGTGTTATAAGGTTAGGATTCGGTGAGACCGAAAGGGGATGAAGATATGGCTCTTAGCAATGCGCTACTAGAAGCGCTCGTAGAATTCACCATGACCAAGCAAGCCAGGGATTCAGAACAGGCCAGGGTAGACCTGGTCGCACTGGATGGCGCGACTCAGGTCAGTCTAGCTGAAGCGGAAGATTGTGCTTTCGGCATCCTGGCTCGGCTGTATGGGATAGATATTTCCGACAGCGGAAAGGGTTCCGACAGCGTCGGGGTGAGCAAGGATGGTTGACACTCAGTGGTCTGACGTATCGCACTTCCAGGTAGGAGTGAACGATTCCTATCCGTATCACTTCCTTACGATCCGATCCAACGATGGCACCTTCCTGGACACGGAATTCAACCACAACATCGCCTGGTGCCGTTCGGCGATTCACTCCGGTAAGTTGTGGGGATTCTCCGTCTACTACTTCTACAGGCCGGGCGTTGACGGCGCCAAGGTCCTGATGAACCGAGTCGGGAAGCCTGACCGGGATCTGACCGTCATGATCGACGTCGAGAGTGCAAGTGGGCAGGTGTCCGGCAATCAGTCTGGCGCCATCAACGCCCAGTACGCCGAGCTTGCCAAGTGGCTCGGAGATGCTCGGCGGGTATATGGGTACGGAAACGTCAGTGATCTGAATGCACTCTGGCCCCAGAAGCCGAAGGACATTCGATTCTGCATCGCAGCCTACGGATCCAATCCCGGCTACCCCGGCAAGTTCGCACACCAGTACCGCGACAATGCGCATACCGCGCCATTCGGGCCGTCCGATCTCAACAGTGCTGACGGCATGAGCCAGCAGGACCTACAGAAGATGTATGGGTTCACGGCCACCGAATGGAAGAACTGGGACACCAAGGGTGGGTCCAGTCTCCAGGACATTTCGGATGCCACTGGCATGGCTTGCTCGGCCATCCTCCGGGTAACGGTGCAGAAGTATGGCCCGTTTGATGATGTCACCTCCGCCTACCTCAATGGCGTGTTCGACGGCAAGGTCAAGGTGACCGATCACATTCCAGCTGGTGCCCGGTTCTGGGTGAAGGCGAGTGCGTGATGCCTAGCAATAGGTCAGGACAGCCGATCGAAAACAAGGCTGTTGCCGCAACCGGCGCCACGCTGATCATCAACCAGCTTGCCTGGGCTATATTCACCTTCTGGCCTGCTGCGCGGAATGCCGTACCGAGTGCTTCCGATCAGCTCCAGCTGGCATCAATTGCTGCTACGATCTTCACGGCAGCTGCCTCGTACTATGCGCCACACACCCACCGGCCGGACCTTCCGCCGGTAGTACCGCCTGTGTCGCCAGCCAATGGCCCTACGACAGCCTCGGTAGCATTCGAGACCGGGCAGGCAGGCGAAGACCACTAGCTTCGGATCCCGTTGGGGGATTCGGGACTCCTACGAAAGGGGAGGAAAGTTGCGTAAGATGTCTCTCGCGCTGATTGGGGTGGGCACTATCGTGCTCGCTCTCTTCGGCACTGTTGCCGCATCGGCGCAGACGACCGTCAACAAGACCCTGGCATGCGGTGGGGTTACCCCGTTCTGCTTCGATGTCTACAACAGCCAGCTCGGGCCGGGTGACGTGCTCAAGGTCCACCACAAGTCCGGCACGCCATTGAATGGGTCGCCTATCGACCTGTCACCGCGCAACGGCGCGGACCCCACCGAGGACTTCCTGCTCATCCCGATCGGGAATGTTACCACGACGCTGAACTGTCCTGACCCGGCGTGCGACAACTCGATCAATTTCCCGTTCGTGGACCCGAATGTGGATCTGCAATTCATCGAGTTTGGTGACACGTTCGTGTTCTCGGAGCAGTACGACCC